CCATCAGAAAATGCAGTTTTGTTTGTTTTGCAATTCCTTTTGACGCATAAAGAAAGAAAAAAGGCCCGGTTTTGAAGGTTGAAGACGTAAAGCTTGACGACTTGAAGCCATACGAGCGCAATCCGCGAAAAAATGAAGGCGCGGTTGCCAGCGTGGCTGAGTCGATCAGGCGTTTTGGGTTCAAACAGCCTATCGTTGCAGACGCTGACGGCGTTATTGTCTGCGGGCATACAAGGTATGCTGCCGCGCGGCTGCTAGGGCTGCGCAGCGTGCCTGTCGTGCGCGCCGACGACTTGACGCCGCAGGAAATAAAGGCCTATCGTGTATTAGATAACAAGCTTGCCGAGTTGTCCTTTTGGGATTTTGACGCGCTAGGCGCTGAGCTGGCCGAGCTTGATTTCGACTTTGAAGGCTTCGACGTGGATTTCCCGTCGTTTGACTTATTCGACGAAGCAGACGCTGGCGCAGATATAGCCGCCAGCGCGGCTGAGCGTTCGCCGCGTGAAGACGTCACGGCAGACGGCGAAGAAATAGAAGACAAGGCTGGCAGATATTACGAAGACGAGCTGCCGGCGCCGTTTCGCTGGATGGGCGCAAAGACGCGCCAGCGCGATAATATCTACCCAATAATAGACAAGATACAGCGCAAGGGCTTTGTCGAAGTTTTCGGCGGCAGCGGCGCGATCATGCTCGGCAAGCCTGCCGAAGCAGACGAAGTATACAACGATCTAAACTGCCTGCTGGTGTCGTTCTTTCGCGTCTTGAAGTCAAAGAAAAAAGCGGCTGAGCTGCGCAGGCTGTGCGACGTCACGCCAGGCAGCCGCGTCTTCTACGACGAGTGCAAGACGCTTGCGCGCGCTTTCCTGGCAGACGACGCTGCCGGCGTTAAAAAGGCAAAGGCTGCGGCAGAGCTGAGCGAAGCGTCAGACGACGTCGCTGCGGCTTTCGCGGTCTTCTACTGTCAAAATTTTTCTTTCGGCGGCAGGCTGCTTGATTCTTTCAGCGCGTCGCAAGGGCGCAGCTTAACGCGCAGCTATCGCGGCAAGGTCGAGCTGCTCGACGACTTCGTTGCGCGCTTCGCGCAGGTTACCATTGAAAAGACAGACTGGCAAGACTGCCTGAAACGCTACGACAAGCCAGACGTGCTGCTGTATTTAGATCCGCCTTATGAGTGCGGCAGCGAGGATGCGTACTATACAGGCTGGAATACGGCAGAGACTGAAAAGCTCGTCGACGCGCTTTGCGCATGCAAAGGCAAGGTCGTCTTGTCGTGCTACGATGCGCCAGAATACGCGAAGCTGCGCGGAGCTGGCTTTCGCGTTAAGCACTTTCACGCGCTGGCCTGCGTGTCGGTCAAAAAGGAAAATGCCGCGCGCGTGGAGACGGTCTACTACAAAGGCAGCAGCGCAGACTTTGACGCAATAGAACGCGCCGAAGAAGCAGAAAATGACGCTGACGCAGCCCCAAAAAGCAAAAGAAAAGGCGCCGTTTAAAAAGGCGGTGAAAAGTGGCAAAGTCAAAGAAACAAAAGACAAGCGCGCGCGAGCTGGCTGAATTAGGGCTTGCTGGTGTTGACACGACGAAAAGCAAGGCGCCGGCATACAGGCGCGGCAGGCGCAAAAAAGAGACGCTCGAGCTGCTGACTAAATATCTAGGCAACGTCGCTGCAACGTGCGCAAAAGTCGGCATTAGTCGCGCAACGTTTTATGAATGGCGGCAGACAGACGCGGCTTTCGACGAAGCTGTCAGAGAAATTAACGAGCGCACGCTAGACTTTGTCGAAGGTAAGCTGCTCGAAGGTATACGCGCAGGCAACGCAAAGCTGATAATTTTTTATTTGGTCAATAAAGGCAAGGCGCGCGGCTATTCGCGGCGGCCAGAAGAAGTCGACGCGCACGAAGCCGAAGCTGCGGCGGCAGGCAGCGCTGAGCTGGTGCGCCAGCATTTAGAAGGTCTCGGCGTTACGGCAAAGGGCTTGCCGCTTGAAGAATTAGCGCGGCAAGTAGCGGCAAAGATAGCAGGCGCGCAGCAGTGACAAGCTACGAAGAAGTAAAAGCGCGGGCGCGCGAAGTTTCCGCGCTGCGGTCGCTGGTAGGGCGTGAAATCTCGCCCATGCCGCCAGTGGCAGACGGTCAACGCCGCGCACGGTGCGCACGAGATCTCCGGCAGTTTTTGCTCACTTATTATCCGCGCAAGTTTAAAAAGCCTTTTGGCAAAATACACTTGCGGCTGATTGAAGAAATAGAACGCGTGGCCATACAGGGCGGCAAGCAGGCTGTGGCCATGCCGCGCGGCAGCGGAAAAACGACAATCTGCGCGGCTTCGGTCGTTTGGGCTGTCGCGTTTGGCTGGCGGCGGTTTGTGGTAGTCGTAGCGGCTAACACAAAAGAGGCGCGGAAGCTGTTAAAAGCTATCTGCGCGCATTTTACCAGCGCGGCCTTCTCGGCAGATTTCCCGGAGATTGCATACCCATTGCAGCGGCTGCGCGGTTCCGCGCTACTGGCGCGCGGGCAGCTGTTCTACGGTCAGCCCACGAATGTTGTTATAACGGCAGACTCAATGAAGCTGCCGACAATTCCAGGCAGCATGGCCAGCGGCGCAACGCTGGCTGCCTACGGCGTGCGCGCGGCCATTCGCGGCTTGACAGCCGAAAATCCAGACGGCTCGACAGACAGGCCAGACTTGCTTTTTTTGGATGACTTGCAGACAGACGCTGTGGCTGTTAATCCGGCGCGCGTGGCGCAGCTCGAGGAGACGGTAGCAGGCGCGCTTGAAGGGCTGGCTGAGAATGGCGCAGAGCTTGCGCAGCTCCAGACGTGCACGGTGCGCGCGCCAGACGACTATGCCGACAGAACGCTAAACAGGGAGATCTATCCGCGCTGGCACGGCTTGCGCTTCGCAAGTTTAGAACGCATGCCTGCGCGGCTCGATCTGTGGCGTGAGTACCGCAGCCGCTGGTTTGACGACGAAGCCGCAGCCACTGAATTTTACAAGGCGCACTTAGAAGAAATGCGCGCTGGCGCTGTGGTCAGCTGGCCCGAAGCGTACAGCGGCGGCAGGCTCGTCGATACGCTTGAGTATTACATGACGCGTTGGTGCGAGAATGAGCGCGCTTTTTTTGCCGAGCAGCAAAATCAGCCATTAGAAGCCGCCAGCGGTTCAGTCAAGCAGCCGGCAAAGGTTATTGCCGCGCGGCTTAACGGTTACGACGAAGGCATTGTGCCTGACGACGCGGCAAAGATTACAGCCGCAATAGACGTGCACGCAGACGTGCTTTTCTATTCGGTCCTAGCGTGGCGCGCAGACTTCACTGGCAGGGTCATTGAGTATGGCACATATCCGCAGCAGAAGCGGCGATATTTTGCAAAGTCAGACGGCGGGCTTGAAACGCTGGCGCGCGTTTATCCTGGCAGCAATGCCGACGCGCGGCTATATAGCGGGCTGTGCGCGCTGTTTGCAGACTTAAAAGACAGGGCTTTTGCTACGGCAGCCGAAGCGGCAGACGGTCTTGCATCGAGACGCATTGACAGGGCGCTCGTCGACAGCGGCTGGAAGCCTGAGATCGTAGAAAATGCGATCAGAGCTGTTGACGCGCGGCTATTTCTGCCGGCAAAGGGCGTGGCCGTGCAGGCGAAGAAAAGCCCAATGCGCAGCTGGCCACGCAAGCCTGGGCGCATATTCGGCTGGCACTTAATAGACGAAAAGACAGCGGCAAGCGCGCTGCGGCTGCTGCTTGTCGACGTCAACTACTGGAAGACGAAAATCCACGAGGCTTTTGGCTTAACGCCAGCCGAAGCCGGCAGCCTGAGCTTATACGGCGCCGACAAAGACGAGCACCGGCTCTTTGCAGAGCACATGGCGGCAGAGACTGCGCGGCTGGTCGAGTCGGCCAGCAACAGGGTCGTCGAATGGTCGGCTAACATTAACCGGCCAGACAATCACTACTTCGACACGGTCTGCTATAACTTCGCAGCCGCGTCAAGTTTAGGCCTTTTCACGGCAGATGATCCCAGGAGGAAAGCATGACAATGACAGAGCAAGACGCGGTGAAGCTGGCCAGCGTGCAGCAGCGCATATCAATCATCAGAGCTGCGCTGGAGGATCCGTCGCTGGTGACAGAAATTACCATTGACGGCGTGGCTGAGAAGGTCGACAGAAAAGCCTTGCGCGAAGAATTGCGCGAGCTGGAATACGAAGAAGGCCTGCTGACTGGCAGCCGGTCGCGGCTTTATGGAGTGTCGTTTCAATGAGTAAAACTAAAAAGACAAGCCTGCTGGCACGCGCAAAGGCTGCGGCAGCGGCTGCGCGTCTGACGTTCCTGTCATACGACGCCGTGCGGCCTTCGCCGACGCGTGATCCTATCCACGCCAGCGGCAAAAGCGAAGACGACGAGCTAAAAGCAAAAGAACGCGCAGAACTTATCAGCGGCGCGCGCGATCAGCTGCGCAATTTTACGATTGCAGGCTTCGCGCTGCGCAAGCACCTCCAGTTTTGTAGCTATTATAGATTTTACGCAGACACGCCGCGCCCAGAATTTAACAAGGCGCTCGAGCGTCGCGTGGCTGCGTGGAAACGCCGCGAAAATTGCGACGCAGCCGGGCGTTCAGGCTTTGAAGAATTAATCACGATTATCGAGTCGCAACGCGCCACTGACGGTGACGTTGGCGTCTTGCGGCTGGCAAGCGGTCGGCTGCAAGTCGTAGAAGCAGACAGGATTAAAAATCCGCCCGAAGTTGGCAATAGAAGCGCAGAATGGGTGCAGGGCGTAAAAATAGACGCTACTGGCCGTGCGGAAAAATACGCCATTTACCGGCGCACGCCTGCCGGCCAGTTTGAGTACGAGCGCACGGTGCCGGCAAGAAATTTCGACTTGCTGGCATACCGCACTAGGCGCGATCAAGTGCGCGGCGTTTCGCTCTTTGCGCCTGCGCTGCGCGCGTTAGGTTACCTTTACAACGGGCTAGACTTCGCGCAGCAGAAGCTGAAGCTCGAGCAGATGCTCGGGCTGGTCACGAAGCTTAACGGCGGCGGCAATATTGCCGGCACGCATGGCACTGATCCAGCTGCGGTTGCGTCGCTGGTGCGTGAAAAGTTCGGGCGTGATTTATTGCACCTTGCGCTGCAAGAAGGCGAAGACGCGCATTTCATGGAGAGCAATAACCCCAGCGCTAATTTTCAGACGTTTTGCGAGCTGGTCATTAGGCTTATATTTGCGGCGTTCGACTTGCCGTACAGCTTTTTTGACGGCTCTAAAACGAATTTCTACGGCAGTAAGGGTGAGTTCGAGCAGTACTTAGATACTGTTGAAAAGAAGCAGGCGCCGACGATTGCCATGCTGAACGAGTGGCTGTTTGACTGGCTCTTGCCTAATTGGCTATTAGATCCCAGTGATCCGCTGTTTCAGTACTGGCCGAGCGGCTGGCGGTTGGCAGATTTACGCGGCAGTATAGGCTGGCGCGGCGCGGGCTTGCCGCTGTGGCGGCTGTTTGAATACGTGAAGGAAACGCAGGCGGCTATAAATGCAGGCCTTGTCGATCCGTTCGCGCTTGCCGACAGTTTTGGCGAGAATTTCGCCAGCAATGTCGAAAAGATAGGCGCGGCGCGTGAGCTGGCGGCGCAGTACAACGTGTGGCTGCCGTTTGGTCAAGAGCAAAAGATTAATACGGGGCTTTGAAAATGAAAAAGCACAATTTCGACGCGGTAGCATACACGGCAGACGTGCAGCGGCATTCGCTGGCCAGCGGCGAAGTGGTCGACTTCGTAATTGACTTTGCCACGCTCGACGCGCCAGACGTTGTGCCGGTCGATTACAATCACGACTGGAATGCGCCTATCGGCAGCGCGCGTGTGTGGACGGACGACGACAGACTGCTTGCGCATGGCGCGCTGGTCTCGTCTTCGCCAGACGATCTTGCCGCGCAGCTTGCAGAGCGCGGCAAGTCTATCCCGTTTGGAATTTCGCCCACTGTCGACTTCACGGCGGCAGAGCGCGTCGACGTGCCGGCAGGCGCGTCTATCGGTCGCAATGGCCGTCTGTATGAAGGCCCGGTCACGGTCTTTGAGCACGCAAAGCTGCGCGGCCTGTCGGTCTGCATGTATCCTACTGATTCAAATACAGTTTTTACCCCATTACAACAAAACAAAGAAGGGCTGCTTTTTATGGCTGTCAAAAATAGCGTTAAGCTTGCCGCTGAGCCTGCCGAAGTCGTCGACGTTGTAGAAGTCGAAGACAAGGCTGGCGAAGCAGCGGCTGCTGCCGAAGTTACCGTTAAGAACAAAGAGCTGCAGACGTTCATTGACGCTTTCGGGCTTGAGCGCGGCGTGCGGTTCTATCAGGAAAACAAGACAATCGACGAAGCGCGCGCTATTGCCTATGACGAGCTCGTTGCTGAGAACGAAAAGCTGCGCGCTAAAATTGCCGCGCTTGAAGCTGCGGCTGCGCCGAAGGTCGAAGCGGTAGAAGTCGTCGAAGACAAGCCGCGCGAAGCGGTCGAAGTCGTCGAGGCTGCCGCGCCGGTCGAAGCGTTCAGCGCGTGTCTTGAAAAGTTCAACGCGGCGCTTGAAAAGTTCAGCGCCGACGCGCAGCAGCTTTCGCAGCTGCGTCTGCGCGGCGAAGCGGTCGGCTTGTCTGCCGACGTTCCTGTTGTCGAAAAACCCCATGAAAACAAGGGCTACTGCGCGGCTATTAGCGCGGCGGTCGCAAAATAGGAGACTAATATGTCCGGATATACTAGCAAAGACGCCGCGCTGATTTTTACGGCGAAGCCGTCTGGCACGACTGGCACGACTGTTGCCGCCGGTCCCATTGATCTAGGCGCGATTGACGCTGTCGGCGTTCGGTCTGAGTCGTTCGAGCTGCAGGTCGACGTGCCTGCCTTTACTGCTACGGATCTCCCGTCTGACGTTACGCTGACAATCGCGCTGCAAAGCTGCGCTGCGGCTGACTTCGCCGCTGGCGTCACTGACGCGGTCAGCGTTACGGTCGGCAATGGCAGCGCGTCTGGCGCGTCAACTTTCCGCTTCAAGCCGACGCTTAAAAGCGATCAATTTTGGCGCGTCGCGATCACGACTACTGGCGCGCCTGCTGAGAGCGCGCAAGGCAAGGCTGTTACGCTTTCCTATGTTTGCTGATTAAAAGGAGATAATATATGCCTACGACGGTTACCTGGCACGACGTGCTAAAATTTCAAGGCTTCGACGGCGGCAAAGAGATTGCCGACGAAGTCAGACTGAACGTGCCCGAGTTCACGGGCGCAGACGCTTTCGGCACGCGGTTCGACATTAGCCGCGCGCAGTCGATCACGGATCAAGACTATATAGAAGGCCTTATCAGGCTCGAAGACACGCCTGCTGATCCGTTCCGGAACGTTAACGAGGGCCTGACGGCCAGCAAAGGCGTCTACGAGCGCACGCTGTTTAAGCTGTGCAACGCTGGCGGCTTTGTGCAGTACGACAGGGCGCTTATCGACAGAGACGCCACGCGCGGCGGCTTGCTGATGAAGGCCGAAGCGGTGCGCGTGCTTGAAGATAGCATCAGGGCGCTCGGCACGCAGTTTTTCTATGGCGGCAGCGCCGACGGCGGCGCCAGCAGCAAAGGCTTTCAAGGTCTCGAGGCGTTTGTCGGCAGCGCGCAGACTATTTCTGCGGGCGGCACGGCTGGCGCGGGCGCTACAACTGGCCTGACTTCGGCGTATTTCGTCAAGTTTAGCGAAGTCAACGGGGTTTGCTGGCTGTTCGGTCGCGGCGGTTCTTTCGACGTTTCCGACGTCGAGCGCGCTGAGATTCAAGATCCGGCAGACGCGTCGAAGCTTATTCCTGTTTATCGTCAGCTGCTCGAGTTCTACCCGGGGCTTGCGTTTAACTCGAAGTATGCTGCCACGCGCATTGCTAATATCCAGACGTCGTCGACTTCTACGCCGGCAAGCCTAAGCACTACGGCCTTTACTGATATCCACCTTTTGTGCGCGCTTGACAGCTTTAAAGGCGATAGACCGGATGCGCTGTTCATGAGCCGCAAAGCGGGTATTTTGCTCGGCGCGTCGCGTCAGCCTTCGATCACTATTAGCGGCAAGGCCATTGTGGCGGGCGGCGTAGAAATTCCGCAAGAGTTCTACGGGATCCCGATTTTGTACACCGACAGCTTGATTGACAACGAAGCGCAGGTCAGCTGATATGGTTGCACGTATTAACGCGCGCGTGGCTGCCGCTATTCAACGTGCGGCTGCGCGGTATAGCTCCGAGCAGTTTTACTTCGTAGCGCCGGCTGGCGCGCGCGTTAAAATTGCCGCTGTGAAACGTGACGCAGACACTGACGCTTTGGCGCCAGTGTCAGGCGTAGCGTCGTCGCGGCGGTTCGAGTTTATTGTTACGCGGCAAGACTTCGCGGCAGTGTGCAGTTTGCTTGCTGTCGCGCAGTCTGACGCCGCTGCGCTGTTTGACGCGCTGCGGCGGTCAACGGTCGTTTCGGTCAATGCCGAAGGGCGCGAGCGCAAGTACGCGCTAGACGCGGCGCGGCCCATGCAGGAAAATTCGCCAGACGCTGGCAGCGTGCGGCTTTTTTGTTACGAGGCATAGATTATGCGGCAGACGTTCGACGCGGCTTTTGGCGGCCTGGTTCAGAAGGCAGACGCGCTGGCGGTCGACGTCGCAAAGACTGCGCTGCGGTTTACAGCCTACGACGTCAGGCAGACAGCGCAGCGTTCGATTAAGTCTGGCGGCAAAAATAAACGCAGTAAAAACTGGCAGTTTTCAAAGCCTGGCGAGCCGCCTAGATCGCACATAGGAACGCTTAAAAACGCCATTAGCTACGAAGCGGCAGCCGACGGGCTTGCCTATTTGATAGGCCCAGAGCGCCGCGGCGCGTCCACTACGCTTAAAACGTTAGAATATGGCGGTCAGGGCGCGTTTCGCGAAGTCGACTACAGCGCGCAGTACGTAGCGAAGCAGCGGCGCAAGAGACGCGCAAAGAGCTTCGACAGTACAGAATGGCGCTGCCGGGTGCACGGTACCGTGCGCGCCAGCAGACCGAAGGCAAAGCGGCCTTATTATATTTACTCAAAAGAGCTAGGCAAAGGGCAGACTGTGCGTGACTATCGCTACTTTTACAGCGAGGAGGAATGGCGCGCAGCGGCGAAGTCGCCAGCGTTCCAGGCATGGGCGCAGGCGCAGCGCCGTCTGAC